TTGTATGATTGCGAACCAGTACCCGGAAAATGTAACAATAGGATGATTGCCCAGGCGTGGAAGGCACTAAAAGCTACGGTTTACAGCCAGGCGTGGACGCTATAAGCTACGGAAATAGTCAGGCGTGATGACTTAAAATTACGGAGGTAAGAGATATGAAAAACAAGGAATATTTATTATTGCAGATGTTTGCAGACCCGGCGCCGTCAGAAACTATACCGACAGACCCGGCTCCCGCAGACCCGAAACCTGAAGACAAAAAAGAAGAGACGAAGCCTGAAGCAAAATATACAGATGAAGATCTGAATAAGCTCATCAATAAAAAGTTTGCGGAATGGCAGGAAAAGAAAGAGAAAGAGCTTACAGAGGCGAAGAAACTCGCGGAGATGAATGCGCAGGAACGTGCGGAACATGAGCGGGACGAAATGAAAAGACAGCTTGAGACTTTGATGAAACAACAGAGCCTTACAGAAATGACCAAGACAGCTAGGACAATGCTCGCAGACAAAGAAATCAATGTGAGTGATGATTTGTTATCTATGCTTGTATCAGAGGACGCGGATAAAACAAAGTCTACGATAGATTCTTTTGTGGGACTTTTTCAAGCGGCAGTAAAAAGAGCTGTGGCAAATGCACTGAAAGGAAATATCCCTAAGACCGGTGCACCCTCTGGAGTGACAAAGGAACAGATAATGGCTGTTAAAGACCGGTCTGAAAGACAAAGGCTCATTAGAGAGAACATGGAATTATTTAAGTGATGGAGGTAGAAAATGAAAAATAAAGAGTATTTGAGGTTACAATTGTTTGCAGCGCCAGAAAATACGATTACGACTACAGACTTAGAACCAGCAATATCCGTAGATTTTGCCAGTAGGTTAAGCACCAATATAACAGAGTTGCAGAACCTTCTTGGAATTGTAGACCTTGATGCAATGAGCGAAGGCACTACTATTAAAATGTACAAGATGACACGGGTTAATACACCGGCACAGGTTGCGGAAGGTGAAGAGATTGCACTTACTAAAATCCAGCAGAAGTTAGCAAAAACTCTCGAACTTACATTAAAGAAATTCAGAAAACAGACCACAGCGGAGGCTATTCAGAGAAGTGGAAGAGAACTTGCGATTAATAAGACTGATGAAAAACTGATTTCTGGTATCCAGAAGGAAATAAAAAAGGAGTTTTATAGTCTTTTGTCAACAGGCACCGGGACTGCAAAAGGTGTTGGCCTGCAGGCCGCATTATCTGCAGCGTGGGGCGCGGTAAAAAAATTCTATGAAGATGAAGACGCTACACCTATTTTCTTTGTGTCTTCTGATGATGTTGCTACATATCTTGCGAATGCTCAGGTTACAATGCAGACTGCGTTTGGCATGTCTTATATCAGCGATTTCATAGGACTGGGAACACTGGTTGTTTCTCCGACATTACCAGCTGGAAAACTGATTGCAACGGCAAAGGAAAATATCCGAGGAGCATATGTTCCGGCAACGTCTGGAGATTTAGCCGCATCATTCGGGCTGACCTCGGATGCGACAGGGTTAATCGGAATGACACACGCCGTAACCACCGGGAATGCGTCCGTGGAAACGCTGGTATTCTCTGGTGTGCTTTTTTATCCTGAATACCTGGACGGTGTAATTGTGTCCACTATTCAGCCTACACCTGTGCCTTCGGAATAAATTGAGGCTGAAAGGAGGCGGGTGGTATGGGTATTCTTGTAAGGGTTGAACGGAGATTGTCTGGCGAAAATATAGACATAAACTTAGTGCAGGAGTTAATAGATACGGTTACTGACCGTATTTGTATACAGCTAGGTGAAGATAGCCTTCCTAATGCTTTTGATTCGATTTGCGCGGACGCCGTAGTGAAAATGTATCGCAGAACTTACTACGAAGGAATTTCGTCTGAAGGAACTGCGGACATAAACACATCATTTGTCGATAATGTGCTAAGTGAATACGAGGCGGAAATACAGGGATGGGTGTCGCGTAAATTGAATAAAGTAGGCTCAGGGAGGGTGGTGAGGTTCCGGTGAAGTGGGAAGAGTGCAGCCTGATCAGGAAAGAAAAGGTCGGTGAAGATATGCTGGGGAATGCTGAATATTCCGACTTTCGAGTAAAAGATTGCCCAGGAAGATTTACACCGTGGGCAAATGAAGAGGTGCATCTTGAAGGCCGGGATATTACACAAAATCAGAGGAAGCTGTTACTGCGGCTTCCTTTTTCTGATTTCCCAACTTGTGAAAAAGTGAGGATTGCAGGACTCAACTATGAAATAAAAAGAATAATTGATTTATCACCTCGTTTCGTACTCTTACATGTGAAAGCATATAAAGGGGAGCAAATAAATGAGTAAGGTAAGTATAAAACTGAATAGCGGTGATATCGCAAAACTTGAAAAAGAACTGGAAAGACTTAACGCTATACGGTTTGATGCCGTCCTTAAAAAGAACCTCACACAAATCCTGAATACGGCACGTAGTGACGGCACCCCTGTAGATTCTGAAGAGCTTAGAAAAAGTTCATCAATGGAAGGCGGAGAGGTTGGATACACGAAAGAATATGCTCCTCACGTTGAGTATGGGCATAGAACCCGTAATGGTGGGTTTGTGCAAGGACAGCATTTTTTGAAAAATAACGTTGATGCACAGATGCCTATCTATTATAAGGACCTAAAAGAAGCCCTCAAGAAAGGATGATATATGTATACACAATTGTCGTTTAATGATCTGTTGCTGGCGATTAAAAAGAGAATAGAGGATGGTACTGGAAAGCTGTGTTATGATGCAGTACCCAAGGACGCAGCCAGCCCCTTTTATTTCGCCGAGATAATACGAAGTCGGCCTGCAGATACTAAAACTATGTACCGCATGATTTATCAGGTTTGGTTACATTCAATCGCAGAGCCAGGAGCATCATCCGTACAGGTCAATGATTTAATAAAGGGTATGGAGGAGGCTATGACAGATGAAATTGTACTGCCAGATGGTTATGAATTGATCATGCAGACCAACATGGGGGTACAAACTATTAAAACTGATGAGACTAACGAAAAGCACGCGGTATCACTGTATCAGTTCACGGTGTGCTACGGATTTAAATGTAAATGAAAGGAGCAAGTTAATGAAAGGTATAAATTTACAAATGTTTGCCGATGGATATGACAGCGGTGCGTATTGTGACTTTTCTTCATCCGCCGCAAAAGCAATAGCAGGTAAAGATATCCTTCTTGCTGTATGGGACAGCACAGGGGCAAAGCTGATGGCTGTTTCTGGACAGCAGGGGCTGACAATTAACAGGTCGGCGGATTCTATCGAAATAACCAGTAAAGATACACAGGGAGGATGGAAATCGAAAATTGCCGGTATGAAGGAGTGGAGCATTGATAATGATGGTCTTTATGTTCCTGATCATGATTCTCATAAGGCATTAGCTAAGGCATTTGATGCGGGCGATCCAGTATGTATTAAGGTAGTGAATGGCAAGACGAAAAAAGGAATGTTCGGCGGATTGGCCGTGATTACGGATTATCCGGTAGAAGCGCCTTTTGATGATGCGGTAACATACAGTTTAACACTGGAAGGGATGGGAGCTTTAGTAGACCTTATTGCAGCGCCTACTGAACCAGATACCATGCCTGGAGCAAACCCATCCACAGCAAATGTAGAAGAAGAATAATGGGAGGTCAGAACAAATATGTTTGAGGCGAACGGAAAAAAATATGAACTGAAGTTTAATCTGAAGAGAATTGAAATGATTGAGAATGCGATGGGGATGCCATCAATGCCTGAGTTATTTAAAAATAGGGGGATGTTGAGCATTTCATCCCTTAAGGCTTACATAGCGTACGCTTTAAAAGAAGAAGACGGAGATACATTTGTGAAGCCTAAAGAAGGCATGGAGATGGCTGACAAACTCATTGAGGAATCTGGGTATCTTGCAGTCAATGAGGCGGTTGTTACAGCAATACAGCGTGACTGCCCTTTTTTATTCCCAGCCGACTAGTAGACTTTGAGTATTTCGGAGGAGACGAAAAAGACAGCGAATATGAGAAAATGGCAAAGGACTATCAGAAAGAGATAGACTTTGCCTTTTTTGTGGTTAATTTTGGATATTCAAAATCAGATTATGAGATGCTTACTCCGTGCGAGAAAGCATTCATCTATAAAGCTTGGGAGAACAAAGCTGTATCTGATTCCACAATGTTCAGGGATGCTGCCATGAATGCGATAAGTAATGCATTCCGAAAGAAAAATAAGAGGTTTATCCGGCTTTGGAAGAAAAAACAGAAGAAAGCAAATAAAGACGTTGTAAAAGAAAATATTCATGTAATAGAAGAGACAGAAA